CTGCAAGGCGATAGTAAATCCCTATCAAGCTACATCCGCAAAAATCCATTCTCCCCAGAGGAGGCGTTTAGGACAGACGGCGATGAATGTTTGTTCGATGCGATGAAGCTAAATGACCAGCTTGAACATATACAGTGGGCACCATCAAGACCAGAGGTCGGTAACTTAATCTGGAAAGATGCGTCAAAAAAGGACGAGGTGGTATTTGTACCAGACGTAAATGGTAAATACAAAATACTGCAGCACCCAGATAAGCCAAACGCAGTATCTGAGAAAAATGGTCGTAGAACACCTGGTGAGCGAATTAAATATGTTGCTGGAGTTGACCCCTATGACTTGGACCAGACCGTAGATGACCGTGGGTCTAAAGGAGCTGCTTATGTATTTAAAAAGTTTGATGCATTCGACGAAATGTCTGGCTTGCCAGTTGCTGAGTATATCTATAGACCAGCGATGGCCAAGATGTTTTACGAAGACATGATTAGACTTATTCATTATTATGGTGCTAGCGCCCTAATTGAAAGAAACAGAGTAAACTGTATTCAGTACCTTTGTGAGATGGGTTATGATGCCTTTGTGATGAAAGTAGGAGGAAAACACGGTATTCACGCCACAGAGCGTACCAATAGACAATTGGCTGAATACATGGAGGAATATGTCTATAATCACGCAAGTAGCCTGTATTTCGAATCTTTGATTAATGACTTGCTTGAATTTAGAGTAGAGAAAACGACAAAATTTGACGCTGCGATGGCCTTTGGTTACTCACTGATGGCCGATAAGAACACGCTGTTCGAGCGTAAGGAGATTAAAGCATCCATCTCGGACATATTTAAAAAACATCAAATTCAAGGACGCTACTAATGAGCAAGTACGGATACCCATCACACTTGATTCCAAACTCTGAGAAAAATCGGGATTGGATTCTTGCCTATGTAAAAGCTGCACACAAGGAGTTCAATGGAATGAACGGTAAAATATTCTATGGCGCTAGATACACGTATGCCACCATCCGTGACTACGCCATGGGAACGCAGTCAATCAGCAAATACAAGCGAATGCTTGACGTTTCCGAAAGCGAAAACGATTCTTGGCTGAATATCGACTGGTCCATCCTTCCTGTTGTGTCTAGATTCCGCCGCCTAGCCCTCGCCAAGCTTTCTAAGCGCTCATACAATATCACCGCTACGCCGATTGACATCCTTTCTCAGGAGGAGATTCAGGGATACAAGGCCAAGCAGGAGGTTAAGATTAAAATGCGCTCTGAGCTTCAGAAGATGAATTCTCCATTGGCAAACGAGGGAGTATTCTCAATGGAAGATGGAGAGCCCCGTGACATGGAGGAACTGCAAATCCATATGGACTTCAGCTTCAAGCACAAGCTCAGTGAAGAAATCGAAGAGGTAATCAAGAATGTACTAAACATCAACGACTACGAAGAGATTCGTAATAGACTCCTTGAAGATGCCTTTGACTTTGGTGTTTGTGGCGTAAAAGAGTATGTTCAAGACGGAGTAGTTCGTTTGCGTCACGTGCGTCCAGAAAACATAATCACGTCATACTGCATGAATCGTGATTTCAGCGATGCGCAGCACATTGGCGAGCTCAAGATGATGAGCCTTGCAGACATTCGCAGACAGGCTGGTGCTGAATTTAGCGAAGAGCAGTTCTATGATATCGCTGAGCGTTTTGTGAACTCGTTCCAAAATCCTAGCGCTATGCCGCCCAAGCGTGGTGTCGGTGCCGACTACGATAGCTTCCAGATTCCCGTATTGGATATTGAGTTCATCTCCGTAAACAGCATCGACATTGAAAGCCGAGTCGACAAGCGTGGAAACCAAGTGCGTCGTGTGTTTAACAAAGCCAGAAAGCGCAAGACAAACGATTACACCACCACCCACTACAAGGTTGTCTACAAGGCCAAGTGGATTTTGGGCACTGAGTACCTGTTCGACTACGGCTTGTGCACCAACATGAAGCGTGAGCGGTCAAATATGACGGAGACTACGATGTCATACCACCTGTTTGCCCCCGAGTTTTACGATATGCGTGCCACTTCAATCATGGAGCAGGTAATCCCAATTGCAGACTCGATTCAGCTGAACTGGTTTAAGCTTCAGAACGCAATCGCCATCGCAAGACCAAAAGGTATTCAGATTGCACTTGATGCAATTGAAAACATCCCATTGGGAAGTGGCGGAGCAGAGCTTTCACCTAAGGACGTACTCGACCTATTCAATAAAAAGGGAACGCTCGTTTACAGATATCTTGACCCAAGCGGTAATCCTAGCCCGTACAAGCCAATCGAAGAAATCGAGAACGGCCTTGGTCGTGACGTAAGCACTTACTACGACTTGATTACTCGCAACATGCAAATGCTTCGTGACATCACTGGTCTAAACGAGTATGTGGACGGAAGCAGCATCGACCCAAGAACCCTGTCTAACGTAACCAGACTTGCGGAAGAGGCATCTAACAACGCTCTATTTGCATGCGTACAGGCCGACAGAATCATCCTGGAGCGTGTGGCTAAAACGGTAATCGTAAGACTTCAAGACCTTATTAAGTTCGGAACGTACCACCCCGCATACAAAAAAGCGCTCGGCGTGGAGACCATCAAGTACATCTCTGGCAACGCTGATTTTTCTTACCGTGAGTTCGGAATCAAAATCGAAGACAAGCCTGATGTAATTGAGCGTGAAAAACTGAAGGCTATGGCGGGTCAATATATGGGTGCAGGACTTATTGACTTCGAGGACCTTGTTCTTATTGAGAACAGTGAGAACCTGAAGAAGGCTCAATACATCCTTGCCTACAGACTAAAGAAGCGCAAGGAAGATAAACTCAAAGAGTCTATGCTCTTGCAGCAGCAGAACGCAGCAGTACAGCAGCAATCCGTTGCGGCCAAGGGCGAAGCCGATATCGCTAAGATTGAAGCACAGGGACAGATGAAGATGGAACTGGAAAAACTCAAGGGAGAAATCGAAGCACAGCTGGAGCAGATTAAAGCTCAGCTTGCGTCACAAAGAGTGCCTACGCAGCAATAGTTGCGTAGACATTCTAAATTGTCTAATTTTACAAAAAATTTGAATTATGTCTAGTGAAGTTACTTTTGAACCGATTCCCGCAGGAGAGCCTGCAATAATTAATATTGACGGCCCAGCGCCAGAACCGGCACCAGCACCAGCTGCTGAACCTGCTCCCGTAGCAGACCCAGCCCCTGCCCCAGCAGAGCCCGCAGCAGATGGTGGTGAACCAGCCCCAGCGTTTGACCCGATAGAATACGTGAAGTCGGCAACGAATGGCCGATACAGTTCTTTGGATGAATTACTTGAGTTGGCGGAGAAGGATGCTCCCGAACCTCAATTCAAGGATGATTTTATTAAGAGCGCTGTCGAGTATTACGAAAAGAATGGAAGTCTAAAGCCATTCTTGGAGGCAATGCAGATGGACTACGATAAGATGGAGCCAATCGAGCTTATGAGACATAAGCTGCGCTCCGACTACTCGGACCTGTCTGAAACCGCCTTCAACAAACTCTTCAAGCGTGAGGTCGTAGACAAGTACAATCTTGACGAAGACACTTACGAAGAAGAGGACGTAGAACTCGGAAAACAGCTTCTTAAAAAGGATGCGGAATCTCTGCGTCAACAGCTCAAGTCTGAGCAGTCTAAGTTCCTCGAGCCAGAAAAAGACGGTCAAGATGATAGTCTACAGCTTGCGGAAGAGTGGGCAAATCGGGTGCAAACCGATGCGCTTACTCAACAACTGATTCAGTCGAAGGCTGTAACCATCGACCTTGACGGTGAGGAATTCAATTACGAAATTGAAAACCCTCAGCAAGTCATGGAAATGACGGTGGATAATTCCAAGTTTTTTAACTTATTTCTAAATGAGGAAGGCGAAGTTGATTTAGCGAAATGGTATAAAGTTGTGGCATTTGCCTTAGAACCTGATGTGTACGAGCGAAGTCTCGTCAACCACGGCAAGACAGTCGGGGTTGGGGATGTGGAACGTACACTGAAAAACCCAGAGGTTCCGGCCGCTGGCACTAAGGCACCGCAGGCAGCTCAAGATTGGACACAAGCATTCCTCGATGCAGCATTAAATCAAAAACGTAAATAAAAACTCATAACATGAGCTACAACAAAAACTTCATCTCGTCTATCCACTTCTTGGATAAGCGTGAAATCTTGTCGCAAGTTCTGGATGTCCAGAACGAAGACCCCTCGTTCCTCGACGTAATGGAGGGAATGCGCCGTTCTGTTCCTACGAGCAGCGCTATCTTCCACAACTACGTTAACGAGCCCGTTTACGAAAAGCTTACCCTGACCGGTACGGCTGCTGGTGACAACCTCACCAACGCTAAAATCCGCAAAGGTGACGTTATCGTTGACGTAGCCAACAACACGATGTGGTTCGTAAAGAACAACGCTTCTTTGGAAGGTTCTAACATCGTTAAGCTTGGTGGTTCTGGAACGTCTATCGCTGACGGAGCTACCGTTGTTGTTATTTCTAACGCTCACGGCGAAGGTTCTGGCGCTCCTGCTGGCCTGAAGTACGGCTTGAAGAAGTACAGCAACAAGGTTCAAATCTTCAAGAACAGCTACCAGTTGACCGACGTCGAGTTGACCAACAAAATCAGTGTTCAGTTCAATGGTCAAGAGTACTACATGTACGCTGCCCAGCACAACGCACTGATGAAGTTCCGCAACGACATCGCCTACGCTCTGTTGTTCGGTAAGGGTAACGCTTCTACCTTCTCTGGATTCGGTAACGACTTTACCTCTGCTACGACCGCTGGTCAAATCGGTGGTACTGCCACAACCCAAGTTGTTGATGCCGATGGCAACCCCATCCAATTCACCAAGGGTCTTGTTGAATGGTGTAAGGACGGTCTTGATTTCGCTGGTTCTGCTGGCGACCTGAACACGATGGGCACGGCTGGTCTTGCTGACTTCGCTGAGTTCGTTAAGGTTATGGACAAGACTCGTGCTCCTTACGAATACATGCTGTTCGCTGGAACCGGTGCTAAAATCCAACTTGACAACCTGTTCAAGAACCTTGGTTCTTCTGGTGTTACTAGCGTTCGCCTGAACGTAGCTGGTACCGCTGTTGACTTCGGTATGGAGCAAGTTAAACTGTACGGCCGCAACTTCATCATGAAGGCGTTCCCGCAGTTCTCGCACGTAGCTGGTGAAGCTGCCATCGCAAACGCCTCTGAGACTGTTCTGTTCGTACCGAACGACAAAATCAAGGTTCATGCTGGTAGCGGAACTGTAGACCGCATGCGTGTTCGTTACCTCGAGGGACCCAACACCAACCTTGCTTACAAGGAGTGGATGCTGGGTGGTCTTGCACCGACCCCGACCGACGGCCGCAGCGTACTGGAAGCTGTATACGAATCTGCTCAAGGTCTTGAAATCCTTGGTGTTGAGCACTTCGGTATCGCCCAGTTTGCCTAAACCAACTGAGGGGAGGAGGAAACTCCTCCCTTCTTTTTTTTAATTTGATTTACTAAATCTAATTGTCATGAGAAGCACAAAATATTACAACAACCTTGATTCGTCTGTAATCAAAAAATTCGGATTAGACCGTTTAACTGATACGGTAATCCTTCGGCTATTGGATGTCCGGATGGACCCAGATAACCCCTCTCAGCCAATCATCCCTGTATACAAGAAAATCCCAAATCGTGATGTCGTCATTATTGACGGAGCCTCATACGATATTGGCGCCATCTCTTCTGTGTCTGGAGACAAAATCTCTTTTTACGAGATTGGCTTCTGGAAAGATGAAGGCGGATTCAAGCGATTGAACCCACGCACTGCTCGTGACCGAGACATTTTGGAGTTCTTGCTACTCAGCAACTTCAATGGAAGTAACCCATACCGTGACCCGAATGTACGTCCTCTTTTCGAGGTGTTCCGTCCAGAAGAAAAGGCTAAGCAGCGTGTAGACCAACGCCTTCAGCGAGTTCAAGCCATCACTATTGCAGCATCAATGACCGAAGAGGAGCTTCGTGAGTTCGCTGCATCTGTTGGATGGAATGAAGCAGAAGATGTTTACGTCCTAAAGGATAAGGCTCTTGATTGGTGCGACAGAGACCCCAAGGGTTTTGTTGAAGCTCAGTCAAGCCGTGAGCGCTACATCATGGCTACGCTTCGCCGTGCAGAGGCACGAGACATCATTGCCAAGAACATTCTTGAAAACGCATGGGTCTGGAAGGCGTCAAATCAAACGATTTGCTCGCTACCACGCAACTCAGAGCGTGATATGTACCAATCATTCGTAGAATGGTATATGTCTAACGACGTAGCAGTAAAGATTTTCCACGAACTGGAAAGCATCATCTACGGTCGGAACCACGTGACCAAGTTGTCGACTCCAGAGCCTGAGCCTCAAGAGGAAGAGGTTAAGCCTCGCCGGGGGCGAGCTCGCACGGAAGAGTAAAAGGGTGGCTTAGGCCACCTTTTTTATTGTCTATAATTTCGTAGTTTTGTATAGACTATGGCCTCGATTAATTTAGACATATCTACGCAGTTAGACATTACGTGTAGACGTAATGATACGTTTAGCCTTGAAGTATCGTTTAAGGACGAGACCGGCGCTGCTATTAACCTCACCGTATACAGTGATTTTAAAATGGAGGTTCGCCGCCATGACCGAAAGACTGGTAACCCTACGTTAAGATTTACCAAATTGACAAACGAGATTACTGGACTCTCTAATGGTAATATGACTGTTGTTGCTACGGCAGCCACCATGAACATATCCGGAGGCGAATATGTTTACGACCTCCAGGCCACTACTGTTGGTGGCGAAGTGTATACCTGGCTGCGTGGCAAGTTTACCATAAACGAAGACGTTACAATTTAATGGAAATAGACGTAACATCTCCAACCGTAGCTCCCGCCATAGTTGTAACACAGCCTGGCCCGATTAATACTGTTGTCACAGAAACCAAAGTAACGTCTATAGATGTAAAAGGATTTGTTTCAGCAAAAGCTGACGCACATTTTGTTTTTGAGCAGAATTTGCCCTCAAACACTTGGGTAGTAACTCACAATCTTGGGAAGAAGCCGGCTGCAGTTGTAGTAGACACTACCGAACATGTAGTAATTGGTGACATCCAATACAATTCTCTTAATACGCTAACAATAACTTTTGTCGACTCTTTTAGTGGGAAGGCATACCTAAACTAATAATGATATGGCACTGAGTCATTTAGTTTCACTTCAGCTCAACGGATACCCCGTATTAGGTCTTCGTCCTGAGCACCTGTCAACCGCTCAGATTGGTAACCTGTCTGGTGGCGCATTGTACACTGGTAGAATCGTATACGACTCTTCCGTAAATAAAATAAAATACTACGACGGAACCGGATGGTTTGACATCACTGGTGACATCCGTAGTGTGACGGCTGGTCTGGGTCTTACTGGTGGCGGAGCTAGTGGTGAGGTAACAATCGATGTTGCCGCCACAATTGCTGGTAACGGTTTGACTTGGGACGGC